CCGTTTGTGGTGGGTTATTGTGGCGTTTTGTGTTGGGTTTTTGGTTCGTTACATTTTATCGCCTACTTTTATCGGTAGGATTAAACTATTATTTAAGCTATGGACGTAATAAAACACGGGCGAAACATCCACGAATTAAGGATAGAGGGTAAGACGGCGCACGTTGCAATGCTATCGGATATTCATTGGGACAATCCTAAGTGTGAACGCGATTTATTAAAGAGGCATTTGGAATTTTGCAAGTCGAATAATATACCCGTAGTAATTAACGGCGATTTCTTTTGTTTAATGCAAGGGCGCGGAGATAATCGACGCAATAAATCGGACATTAGAACCGAACATAATAACGCAAGGTACTTAGATAGTATCGTAGAAACTGCGGTTGAATGGTTTTCCCCTTACGCGGAAATCATTAAAGTTATCGGATATGGTAACCACGAAACGGGAGTAATTAAATACCAAGAAACCGACTTACTGCAAAGATTCGTTGACCTACTTAACTACAAAAACGGAACTCAAGTTTATACGGGCGGTTACGGAGGCTGGATAATTGTTAGGCAAATGTTCCATTCAACGGTTTCATTAAGTACCAAAATTAAGTATTTCCACGGGAGCGGTGGCGGTGGCGTAGTTACTAAAGGAGCGTTAAACCTTACCCGCGCTTTGGAAATGTACGAAGATTTCGACGTATTTTCAATGGGGCATATACACGAAAATAGCGGACGTAACGACGTAAGGGAATGTTTAAACCATAACGCAAAGGTTGGTTATTCAGTTAAGCAAAAGTACATCCATTCGATGTTAACGGGTACTTATAAAGAGGAATACGGCGATGGTTCGCACGGTTGGCACGTCGAACGAGGCGCACCCGTTAAGCCGTTAGGCGGGCGAATCTTAAAAATTGAATGCAAAGAAGTTGAAAATTCGTTAATAAAGAATATAGATAGTTTCAAATTTCCGTTGTAATTTAGCAAAATAGCGTTAAGGGGGGGTAGAAATACCCCTTTTTTTATGTCTTAATTTACGCTTGTTAATCAACGAGTTACAAATTATTTTGTTGAAAATCGAAAAAAAGTTTTGAAAATGTTTGGTCAATTGAAACTTAGTATTTATATTTGCGTATAGTTATTCACAAAACAATTAAAAAAAACGCTATGAAAACAACTGAAATTAAAATTGAAAGAACAAGAAGTTACGGTCACTATCGTATTACTGGAATCGTTAACGGAATCGAAGTAAGCGCAATTACAACCGATTCGGAAGCATTCGATTACCTTAATGACGAAGACAACGAATATAAAAGCGCAATGGCTTTAGCTCATTGTGAATGTAAATTAATTCAAGCATACGAAAACCTTTAAATTAAAACGCTATGGAAACAATTATTAAAGCCTACGAGCAAGAACTACGAGAAACGATGCAAGAAAATATAGATGCATTTGGGCATTTAGACACGGATACCCTACGAGCAATAGAACGTTGGTTAGTTATTGAAGAATTATTAACCCGCTTAAATTTGAATAATGATTAAAGATTTTTTACTTTCGACTTTATTGCTTGTTGCGATGCCATTTTTATTATATTACCTTTTAATTTTTTTATTATGAGTTGGCAAATAGAACTTGAAAACGATTGTTGTAATTTTTACTTTGAGCGCAACGGAACGGATATTTGGGGTTCGTGTTTATTTAGCTTAACGCCCGACTTCGACGGAGGTTTCGAAGTTGAAACCGAAAATATAACCGCTTGGTTTGATGCTAATGAATGCGAATTACCTTGTAAACTTACGTTCGACGAAGAGTTAAATTTAGCGGATGCAATCGCAAACGAAGCAAATAATATAATGCTTTGGGAAAAAATGTTACAAGAAAGATTGGACGATTTAGAAAACGAAAAAATAGACGAATGGAAAATAAATCGATGGAATTAGGAGCGCAAGTTTATTGGTGGTGCCACGGAGGCGGGGCATTTGTAAAAGGTGGGCATTTTAATTGGAAACATTATTGTAAAGTAATCGAGGCAAAAAATGAAATTATACGAAATACTATATTGGCAGAGGAAGTTCGCAACGAGCAAACCAACGAAAACACGGATAACGATAACGGCTTACGACAAAATGGATGCGGTTAGGCGCTTGGATATTTGGGAAAAACTAATAATTAAAATTCGTGAGTTATGACCGCAAAAGAAAAAGCACAAGAATTATTTAATAAGTATTTTGCAGTTGCAGAATCTATTGAATGGACAAACAAAGAAACATCTGCTAAAGCAGAAATAATGAATGATGAGCTAGGCCCTGATGTTTTAATATATTGGCATGAGTTAGCTAAAAAATCCGCAGTAATTGCAGTTGATGAAATATTGCTTTTGATTACTTTAATTACTTATCAACCTACTATAGATTATTGGCAAGAAGTTAAATACGAAATCGAAGAATTATGAAATTTAGAGCATATTAAAAACCTAACCCCAAGTAAAACAATTTATGATTTAATCGAGTATTGGGAAAACGTTAAAAAAGAAATAGAAAAATTATGATAGAACAAGCCGAACATTTAATAATAAAATACAACCTACGTAGACGTTGCAGAAATCAATATTTAGTGCATCAACGCGCGTTCTTAATGAGCCGACTAAGTAAACACGGATTAAGCGTTACAAGAATCGCGAGAATGTTTAAAATGAATCACGCAACCGTTTTGCACAACGTAAGAAACGCAAAATATTACGAAGAAATTGAAGACAAATATTATTTAGCAGACACAGCAGAAATACGAGAGGAACTAGAAAGCAACCCCGTAGTTAGAAATATTGAAGACTTAGTTTCCGAAATTCTTGAATGCACCACGGTAAGACGTTTAGAAAAAATTCAACGAAGAATTTTAAGAAATGAGTACAAGTTAACGGAAGAATAGTTATATTTGTACTCGGCTTCCTTCGACACTATAAAGCCAAAAGATGTTATTAACCCTGTTAATGAAGTAGAGGTCGAAGGCTACGGATTTAATAGGGTTTTTTTATTGATTAAATTTTTAAGTTATGTTTAATGATTATTATTTAGTGAGCGTTAAAAAACGTTTTTTACCCGAAAGCAATCGGTATTATTTACAATGTACTTATTCAAACGGACTACAAGAAATTACTTTGGAAGTTTTACACGGACAAGAAATTAAAACTATTTTGCCTTATGAGCGGATGGATTAAATTACACAGGAAAATAACGGATAACCCGTTGTACTTTTCCGAACCATTTACTCGTAGTATGGCTTGGGTGGATATGCTTTTAATAGCAAACCACACGGATAATTTTTTCTTTAAGAGGGGTATTCGTGTTGACATAAAAACGGGGCAAATTGGTTACGATTTAGATACTTTATCTAAGCGTTGGAAGTGGTCGAGGGGTAAGGTGGAAAGGTTCTTACAAATGCTAGAAAAAGACGAACAAATAGTAAGGCAAAAAACCAACGTAACTACCTTAATATCAATAGTTAACTATAAAGAATATCAAACAGACGATAAACCAAATAGGAAAGCAAATGATAAACCAAATAGTAAACCAAACGAACACAAACAAGAATGTATAAGAAATATAAAGAATGAAAAAGAACTTATTTTGGATAGGTGGATAGAATACCGAAAACAAATTAAGAAGCCAATTAAGGAGGCTACGCAGGAAACTATTTTGGCTAAAATGGAAAACTTTACGGAAGAACAATGTAAGTTTGTTATTGATAATTCAATAGAAAACGGTTGGCAGGGTTTGTTTTGGGATAAGCTACCTAAAAAAGAAGAACTAAGCGAAGAGCAGTTAACCTACAATTACGTGCAAAAGATGTTAAATTTTAAGGACACTAAAGACTATTCGAATGCTGACTAAACAGGGCGACACGATACAATACTTACTTGACTTAAAAGCGGGCAAAATAAAAGCAGGATTAGGCATTGACTGCGTTTTAGATAACTTTTTAAGGTTTAAACGCAAGCAAGTAAACATAATTTTGGGACACGATAACGTAGGTAAAACGTATTGGATAAATTGGTATTTCCTTTGTCTTGCATTAAAACACGGATTAAAGTTCTGTTTGTGGAGCGGTGAAAATCAAAAGGGACAAATTTTAAGAGATTTAATACAGATGTATGCGGGCGAACCATTCAAGAATCTAACCAATAACCAAATACAAAGTTACCTAACCTACATTGAGCAATTTTTTATTTTCGTCGATAATAGTAAACTTTACAAACCTTTGGAACTTTTGGAGGTATTTAAGGAATCGGAATGCGATGTAGCGTTAATTGACCCTTTTACGGGACTTGACCGCGAAATGACTTACGAAGGCAATTACACCTTTATGAATAAGGCACGTGAGTTTGTAAATAAAACGGGCATAACGCTTTACATTAATACTCACCCAAATACCGAAAGCGGGCGAAGCGGAAACCTATACACCGAAGGCGAATGGAAGGGGCATCTTAAACCCCCATTAAAAGACCACATCGAAGGCGGTAAGGCTTTTCTAAATCGATGCGATGATATGTTAGTAATTCACCGACTAATAAAACACGAACAAATGAAATATAAAACAATGATTTCGATTGAAAAAGTAAAGGATACCGAAACGGGAGGAAAAATAACGGGAATTGGCGAGCAACTTTTATGCGATTGGAACAGTGGTTTAGGCTTTGAACTTTACGGAGTTAATCCATTAAGAGATATGCGAAACCCAAAGAAATCAAATTTACCTTTTTAAGATGGACGATTTAATAATTTTAAAAGCGAAGGTATTAACCACATACACCGCAACAAAAGTACAAAGCAGTTTAGACGAAATAAAAGAGAAAAACGGACACCGAACCGATTTAATCGAATCAATGGAAGCCACGTTGTTAGACCTTAACGAAATAAGAAGAATAATTGACGGCTTAGAAAAAGAACTAAGGTTTGCGAATTCATCCGCATTTAGGTTAGAACGGTTATGCTTAGAATTAAAAGCCGAAAATAAAGAACTGAAAAACGAAATAAAATCGTTAACCACGGAGTTATAAAATAAACTGAAAACTTTAACCTTTGAGTTATGAAACAAAACAAAATTATTAACGGGAACTGTTTGGATATTTTACCAAATATAGAAACCCAAAGTATAGATTATTCTTTTACTTCACCACCTTACAATAGAAAAAGAAACGATAAATACGCTGAATTTACGGATATAAATAGTAATTGGTTCGAAATGAATATAGAAGTAATTAACCAACTTTTACGAATAACAAAAAAACACGTTTTCTATAATATACAAGCCAATTACTACAATAGAAAAGACGTGTATAAACTAATAGGATTGTTTAACGAGAAAATAGTAGATATTCACATTTGGGAAAAATCAAACCCGATGCCTGCAAGCGGTAATAACATTACAAACGCAGTTGAGTATTTTTTAATTTTTGGTGATATTTCATTAAAAAGTAATACAACCTATACTAAGAATATTTTAACAACTTCAGTTAATTCTAATATGCCAAAAGAACATAAAGCGGTTATGAAAGACGAAGTTTGCGAACATTTTATATCTAAGTTCACAAAAGAAAATGAAACTATTTTAGACCCATTCTTCGGGGTTGGTACTACGGGTAAAATATGCAAGAAACTTAATAGGAACTTTATTGGAATAGAATTAGAAAAAGTTTATTTTGAAATGGCAAATACTATTTTATGAAATGCAAAAACTGCAAAGCCGTATTTACTCCCGTTCGATTTAATCAAAAATACTGCTTAGAATCGAATTGCGTACGTGTTTGGATAGAATCCGAAAAGGAAAAGCAATGGAAGAAAAAAAAGAAGGTATTAAAAGACGAACTGCAAACCTTACCCGAACTCCTTAAATTGGCTCAAATAACCTTTAATAAGTACATACGACTACGCGACAAGGATAAACCTTGCGTAAGTTGCGAAAAGCCGTTAGGCGTAAAATTTGATGCGGGACATTACTTCAGCATGGGAGGGCATAAGGCGGTAACGTTTGACGAAGAAAATGTACACGGGCAATGTGTTACTTGTAATCAACACAAACACGGAAATATACTTTATTATCAAATAGGAATTCAAAAAAGAATAGGAGCGGATAGGTTAATAGAATTACACGCCCGCGCCTACGAAAACAAGAAATGGACACGGGAAGAACTAAACGAAATAATTAAACGCTATAAATCAAAAATAAATGAATTTCAATAACGATTTTAAGTTTGATTTAATGGTAGGTCAAACATACGAAAACCAATTAAGCGAATTACTCCAACAAAAAATAGAAGTTAAACGCGATTTTAAATGCTTGGAAACGGGAAATATATTCGTAGAATACGAAAGTAGGGGTAAACGTTCGGGAATAGCCACAAGCGAAGCGGAATGGTGGTGTTATTGGCTTAGTGAATCGCATTTTGTAATGATAAAAAAAGACGAATTAAAAAAACTTTGCAGAAAATACATAGGTACAAAACGAGACGTAAAAGGCGGGGATTCCAATACGAGTAAAGGAATCTTGTTGCCTATTCAAGAATTCATAAATAAATTTTAACATTTTTTAACAAATTAATTATATCGAAGTATTGCTAATTAAATTATTAGTATTACATTTGTGTATAATTAAAAACGAAAACGCTATGAAAAAACAAATTGAATTACAAGAAAACATTAAAAGATTGGAAAATCAAATATTAACCGCTTATACGTTTCAACAAGGATATGTTAATAATTGTAAAAAAGTAATTGAAAGCTACAAAAAACAAATAGAAATTTTACAAAGTAAATAAAAAAACAAGGGGTGCGACTTGGTAACGCACATTAATTTTTATACGCTATGAAAAATTTATTTAAATCGTTGGCAGCATTCCAACAAGAAGTACCCGTAATTCACAAGGGTACACAAGGCTTCGGTTATTCTTACGCAGATTTACCCGCTATCTTTGAAAAGATTAACCCGCTACTAAAAAAACACGGATTAGGATTCACTCAGTTGCTTAATTCTAAAGATGGGGAAAACTATTTAGTTACCGTTCTTTTCCACGTAGAAACGGGCGAATCAATCGAAAGCACTACATTAATTCCGCAAGTTGAACTTAAGGGTATGAATTCTTACCAATCATTCGGGAGCGGTTGCACCTATTTCCGTCGTTACTGCCTTAGTTCAATTTGTGGTTTGGTTACGGACAAAGATACGGACGCAAGCGGTGAACAAGTAAAAGACGAACCAAAGAAACCAACCATTGATAACAAGAGGTTAGGCAAGGCAATCGAAACCATTTCCGCGGGTAAATACACTAAGGAGGAATTGTTAGTTAATTTTAGCCTTACGGAAGCGCAATTAAAAATGATTGAAGCTATTTGAACTTCTAATTTAATTAAGTTGTTATGAAAGTAAGATGCTCACAAATTGGTAAGATAATGGCAACCCCCCGTAAAGCGGGGGAGGTGCTATCCGAAACGGCTAAAACCTACGTTCACGATTTAGTGTTAGAAGAAAAATACGGAATCAAAAAAGAATTTAGTTCGCGTTACACGGATAAAGGTAACGAGGTAGAGGAAATCGGAATAGCGTTAGTAAACGAGGTATTAAACTATAAGTTTATTTATAAGAATTACGAGTTTTTCGAAAACGATTGGGTTAAGGGAACACCCGACGTAAATACGGACGAAGTGTTATTAGATGTTAAATGCTCTTGGGACGCTACAACGTTTCCGTTTTTCGATACGGAAGTCCCTAATAAGGATTATTTTTTTCAACTGC